GTGCTCACCCCCGTGTATTGTCATGGTTTAACGCACCAAGAACAGGCACCTCCTCGAGGATTTGCGATACACGCTTGCTCACCCCCCACTGCGTCCCTCGTTTGCATACAGCAAACCCATGGTGACGCAGGCCGCGGGGGGCGGCAAGCAACGAGCTACAGCTGCAAGCGCATCGTCCTTTCCCTTTACGATCAGCTCTTCTAGGTACACCTGCAGCTCCGGGGCAATGCCAAACTTACGTTCATACAGCAAACGCACGGCCATAGTGGGCTCGAATTTGGGTATATCGAACTTCTTAGGCCGCACGTGGAAGCCATCTGGCACGTAGCGTTGATCAGCACCTTCGGTGAGTTCAACTCCACGCCTGGCTATGGCTCCAAGTATGGGACATTGGGGCAATTCGTAAGCTAAGGAAAGCATTTTGCTACGACACAGCGCTTTCCTTAGGGCAATTCCGGCATCCACCATCTGGAATGACCAACCCAACGAGGTCAAAACCGTCGTCGGGTTTCTGACAACCTGGCCTTCGACATACAAGCAACCGCAAAATCCCGCTTCCGACGGGTCATTGTGATTCTCAATCTTTATCGTCCAGCCAAGCATCTGGTACTCTTTTGCGTTCGGGATCGCTCCAGAATGCACCGCAAAGATACCGTCATCCCCTTCCACATATCCTTCCCAGGCCGTTCCGTGGATACTACAAAAGAAGCTCCACATCATAAGGTTAGCAAAACCATTGCCTAGGGAGGTGCACATGTCACCGCTCATACGCCTGCCATCCAATGGTAGCTTGAGCCCTTGTCGGGTGGTGCATATGTTCTGTTCGCCGTTCGAGAGGCGTGCCCGGATAACTCTATCAATGACACGCGCAACTTCTGGGAAATCGGACAAACAGTGCTTATAGAGGAGCAATTCACATGATGCCATGAAATCGCCGGTGAAATGGGCTTCAAACGAAGTGAAGTCGGTAGACACATACCTGGCGCCGGCCTGCCTGAGCGAATCAACGCTCGCAGGCCTATCGCGCACTGGCGTGCGTTTAACGAAATGGGGATTCGCGAAGACCAATTCCTCTATCTGATGAAACAACGGGCCCGAGTAGGCCTTGAACACATCCCCGCGGCTGTTTATGATCCGCATAAACTTAAAGCCGTTCGAGGCACCTGAAACGCGGTCGGTGCTAGGGTCCATGCCCTCTCTCTTACCAAACGTTTCGATCCTACTGGTCATGGAGGCCGGGGGCGACCCACCATGCAGTTTTTCGTGTGCGTTCCTTAGCTGTTGTTTCCTGGCCTCATTGTAGGAAGTCGTCGCCAACCACTCCTCAATATCCATGATGTGGTTAAGCTTCGGCATGTTCTTCTTGAGCCAATTCTTGACAAATTTTGCAAACCTCTTCAATAGTGCTTTGTTAATTGGCGGAGTGTCTCGTGCCACTCTCTTAACTAACCCAGTACGCTGGTTTGTAATGTCGGCTGGATCTGGGATTACAGGATAATAATCCATTGGGGAACCATAGGGCAATCTAATGGCCACGGGTTTGCGCTCATCGGGTAAGATTCGCTTCTGTGTAAAATCCCTTTGAGCCCATGAACCGGGCAGTGAGGGCATAAGGTGAGAAATTTCCTTCACCCTATACCCATACAGTTGCAGTCTTAGCGTCCGTAGCTTTCGCATGGCTCCAGCGGCATGGAGCCGATACGAAAACCCGACCTAACTTCCTGCGGGCCATAGATGCCAGCGTCCAGTGCGTCAATGTGGTCCAACATCATTGTCGCATAATGGGAGGCGTCGAGATTGAGAACACAGGCTCTTCTCCATAGTGACGGTACCTTGAGCATGGCTTCGGCATGCGTGCTTCCCTTTGTACCCACCAATATCTCAGACGTCCAGGACGGTGCGAGCGTATACACCCTGAAATTAAACCTCAGCAGCGATAATGGGATCAGGACAGCCACTAACCACGCAATACAAGCCTGCGTGGTTGTGGCGGCCCTGTAGGCCGCTAGTGCATAGCAGCCAAAGTCCACCGCGGCGGTTTTCAGGGCTAAGGCCCACCTTTCTGCGAAGTCACATGCTTGGACAACGTGTACATTCGCACTCTGTTTAAACTCTGTGTAGGCCAGGACGTAAGGATCAACCCTTAACTCATACCCCATAAACCACAGAGTCCAGCTTTGACTCGCGTTGACATACTCTTCCAAGGTCAAATCAACGTGGCCGTCAGTATAGTTGGTTTCCATGAGAACAGACACCGGGTTAAAGTCCGCCTTGACATACCCCAGCAGCGATCCACACCAATTGACGGCGTAAGCGGCCCCATCGCGCATAAACACACATGCGCGGGGGATAAACAGCAACCCTTTGATTAACCACGTTTCGGGCAACGTTACTGGCATAACAACGATGACCGGAACTGGTTTGACCTCTACCCATATTTGAGGCAGATACAGGAGCGAAATTGCAGCGCATAGGGCCAACAGCACCCACACTGTTGTGAACCTACAACCAATGCGCACGGTGTACAACTTCTGCACCACCGTTGCCTTCTTACTCCTCTCCGCTATGCGGTAGCCAGGGGGTCTCTCATCTGAAATGGAACCCCTATAGACGCCGGTCGTCACCCAATAGGTGAGCAATGTACCGGCTAGGCCCATGGACAATCTATGTCCATCTTCAACCAACTGATGCGCCCCATAGCGCAATATGTTGGGCTCATCATCATTCCAAGGGTCACGGCCCGATTCTTCAACACCAGGTGGTAAAACCGGGCGTGGGGGAGGGGGAGGTCCAGGCGGCGCTGGTGGAACGA